TTCATTAGTCTTATCTTCCATCACCGTAACGCCGTGGGCTCCTGCCATGTTTAAGTTGTCCATGAATAGGTCAAACATTGCGGGATTACGCTTGCGCTGAACCCGAACACGAACAAAGGTTTCTTTGAATCTAGTCATGTCGGGCATATTTTTAGTGTAGTCAATCGTAGCGTCATCGTAACCGATTTCACCAAAGATGCGAAGTGGATTTTCGATATAACGCATTGAACGATCTTCTGTATCAAACACATGAAATCCCTTCGGCTCATTCAAATCGCCAAAGGTAATCTGATACGGGGTTCCCAAGTAATGAACATTATCCTTGGAGTGTTTGCAGTGAAAGTGTCCGCTATACACTGCTTGAAATCTTTTCAAGGGAGCGGGATCCATGCCGTTTTCAAACTTGGTTCCACGAAGAACCTCAAATCCTGTCAATTCAAGATGCCCCACAACAATTGGTGCGTCTGTTTTGGCAATTAAATCTCGGCTTACTTCTTCGTTGCTGCGATTGATCCAAGGTAGGAGCAAGAACTTGGTTCCGCCAAGTGTGAGTTCCGTTGGATCTTTGTGAACTGTAATGCCTTGCGATTCAAGACCACCAAACAACTCCTCAATGGAATTGATGCTGCTGGTATTACGGAAGTAGGTGTCGTGGTTGCCCAACAAGATGTTCGCACGAATATTCTTTTGAATTAGGCGGTTAATGAATCGCTCTCGGGTTTCGTGGAGTGTGGCGAAGTTTACAAATTTACGCCTATCCATTAGATCGCCAAGATGCAGCACCTCTGTAATACCCTCTTGTTCTAGGTAAGGAAAGAAAACCTCATCCAAAAAACGAAAGAAGTAGTGCAGAAAGATTGGAGAATCGTTTCGTGCCCCGAAGTGGGTATCACACAGCACAGCAATCTTCATACGCCTAAGTATACCTTACTTGATAAAATTGTCAAGTCTATTTTTTTCAATAGTACTAGATTTGCTTTTATCTTTTGTTGTTTTTGTTTTCTTTTTTGTTTTACTTTTAAACTTTTTTTCAAACACACTCATATCTTCTGAGGAGAGTTGCAATATGTCTGCAAAAGGATTATTTTCTGGTTCAAACTTATCTTTTAACCAATTTCTAAATTTTCCTGTAGGATCGCTTTCTTCAAATTTTTTCATCTTAATGTACAAATGCTTTTTTTCTTTTTGTATGCGACGAAGAAACGCATAAAAAATAATTTGAGTGAAAAACGCAAAAGGATTTTTAGATTTAGATGGGTCAAAATTTGTGGTATACATCATGCAATTTTCTACTGCATCTCCTATCATCTCTTCTTTAAAAGGATAATTTGCAAAATTTGGTTTTTTTGCTAAATTTTCTGCAATATCCATAAAGGATTGACCTATGTAATTATTAACTCCTGGTTTTGGCAAATTTTCTCGTTTTGCCTTTTTAACCTCTTTTTTATATTTTATAATTTCTTCTAAAAACTTTTTATTGTCGATATAGTGAGTGTTTTTTGCCATGACGATAAAATCTCCATAAAATATTTTTATTATTGCAAATCAACAAGTTTTCTAGCATAAATCTCAGTGTCCGGTATGAAGAAAAGGACCATTTAAACTCTATAGTACTATAGAAACCTTACTCAGAATCTTCAGGGGTTTCATCATCCTCGTAGTACTCATCTTCATCATACCTGTTTTCTAAATCAGAGTCGTACTGATTTTCAAGTTCAGATTCGTTATCATAATTTTTTGATATATTTTCAAACTCTCTTTGAATTCTGTGCATTTCATTTTTTTCTAATGCATCAAAATATTCATCTATCATTTCTTCTTCTGGATTTGCTGTCAGCATAATCACATCTTCCGATATCTTATAAATTCTATCTTTGCTATATTCCATCCATTCTTGCATGAAGATAGTCATACTTTGTATTCCTTTTTTACTCATAACAGGAAGCATGTTTATCTGCATAGGATTTTCTAAGATATAGTCAGAATTGTCAATAGACAAAGAGCATATAATTGTATCTCCATTCTTTAATCTGACAAGTTTTATCCCTGTTCTATTTTTATTGCTCATTAACAACTCCTAATTTAGTGGAATTTTTATCATTTGATAAGGAAATCCTTCTTCCGAGTATATCTTTACTCGCTCCACAAAATGCTTCAGAGTATGATTTTTTCTAGATTTCCATCTCAAATCATCTGAAATATCATACAATTTTGCTTTTGTTTTCTTTTCACTTTTACGCAATTGTCTACCAATTGACTGTAGAACTCGTATTCTGCTTTTTGATGGCGAAGCAAAAATAATGTTTTTTAGACTACGAATATTTATGCCGGTAGAAAAGGTTCCATACGAGGCTACAATAATTGCATTATCTTCGTTTTCAGTGATATGGCGAACAGACTCACGATAGTCGGCTTCAGTTTCACCGTGAACAAAAAAGACAGGTCTGCCTTTCGCCCTCTTCTGAATTAATTCATGCAGAGGCTTGCCGTGCTTTTCTACAAATTGAAACAGAACTAAAGTATTGCCTTTGGTGCTTAAAGCAAGATTAGTGATAAACTTGTTACGAAGCGTGTTTGTAACCAAGAATTCAAGTTCGTCTTGATACGATGCTTCTCGCATGGTTTGACAAACTTCGGCAGGATAGTTCAAAACAATACAGTCAATGCTGATAGTGGACAGCAGATTACTGTCAATCAGGTCTCGTGTTGTGGTGACTTTCAAGGTTGGGCCAAACAGACCTTCAATAGCGAGTTTATTGGTTTTAGTTCCATCCAAGGTTCCTGTTAAAGCAATACGATACGGACACTTGGTTAGTTTTGTCATTATAGAAGTTAAAGACTGCGCCTTGAATAGATGTGCTTCGTCTCCGATTACTACTTCAAACTGGTCGAAGTAAGCCTTAGGCAATTCGTAGATAGATTGCCATGTGGAGATTACTATCTGTCGTGAGTCCATCTTCTGTTGACCACCAAAGATGGTATGACAGTTTTCTTCCGCATCCCAATCTGTGGTTTTAGAATAGTCTGCAAAATCTGATTTCATCTGTGACACTAGTGATATGGTGGGAACCACAATCAAGATTTTTCGGTCTGGTGGTATGATATTCTGATACCATCTGAGCAGCGAGTAAATGATAAGCGACTTGCCGCTTGCGGTGGGAGACAACAGCAAAGCCCGCTCACGGTTTACGGCAGCACCAATAGCATCTAACTGATGAGGATGCGGGGTAATAGGCTTACCGTTCGCTGCAAGTTTCAGAGTGTCTAGAAATTCGACTATTTGTTCAGGAGTGACTTGTGGTGGCTTTTCCGTAAAGCCTTTATCAAGTTCTAGGGTGTAACCGCGTTCTTTTGCAAACGCAGCCAGATAGTCCAACAAGCCGATATACAGTAATCCGTTGAACGGAGAAAACAATCGAATCTTACCGTCCCAATAACGATTCTTGTAAGCAGGTGTAAATTTTGCGTTAGGCACATCGAAAGTGAAATACTCTTGTATCTCACGAGCCACACCAGGCTCGGCGTAAATGCGAGCATGAACAGTATTAAAGCATGTTGCAGAAATCACAGACATATCCCCTGTATTTAGGGGTGTCTGTAAAGACATTACACAACACCTTGAGTAAACTTTCGCCATTCTATGCTGTTACGAATAACCCAATGACGCTGATTTATAGCCTTTAGCAAGGACTCAAGGTAATCCGTTTTTTCTTTTTGCAAAGCAATTTTAGCCTGTGCTTCATTCAGGTCAGCATCCGCATCCATATACAGGTCGAGGTCTTGACGCATGATACGAATTTGAAAAGGTTCCCAACCTAAAGCAGCCAACTGCTCTTGACTAAGTTTACCTGTCATCCACTCCCACTTGTTCTTACGCAGCACATTGAAATCTGCGTTCATCTTGCTTAAGACCAACCGCTCGTCGTGAAACAGGTTCAGATACTTGTTATGCAACTGTGGAATTCTAGCGGACTCATCGCCAAGTTCAGTCTTGTCGATAGGAATATCTCGTTCCACCATTTCACGAATTTGTTCTAGACGCATGCAGTAAGTTTAGCAGAAATTTCACAGAAGTCAAATTATAAATCTTCAATAATGTAATCGTTTAGAGTAAATTTTGCTGTTGCTATCAAAGGTTTATTTTCCGTGTCAGAGTAGTTAAATTCAAGACCTGACAGTTCTGTAGGAAAAACTCCCTGCATAACTATTCTTTTATATGGGTTTTTTTTGTTAGTGAAGTAGATTAAAACTGCCTCCTCCCATATATCTTTTACCGGCTTTACTTCGGAAAAATCTTTATAGGGTGTGGCTTCTCTCAACCATTTTAATATTTCATAGTAATTTCTCATAGTTTCATTAACTAAAAAAGTTACAGTGAAATAGGTTATTCTTGCAGTAGAATTTGGTAATTTGATGTTTGGGCCTAAAGTCGAAGGAATATCTATAGGTTCAGAACCAACTTCATTTAAAGCAACAGTTTGAACAAAGTAAGAAAATGTTGGAATTTTTTTTATCCCAAAACGAAAGTTTTGAGGTATGCCCAAATTAGTATTGTCTGATGGACGATTGATTCCTCCAAGAGGTCTTTCGGGTATTCCATAATCATTTTCACTCATCGAAAAACTCCATATTATAATATGTGAAAGATAGCGTAGCAGTTGAAATCATGTTTGTTGCTTCAGTATCTGCGC